ATCGTTGAAGACGATATTCAAGAAGAAGACCTAGATGAAACAATTGACGTCGACGAAGAAGAAGTCGAAGAAGCAATTGATGCCTCTGATGCAGAAGAAGATTTTCTAGACGATATTGAATCTGCTGAAGAAGAAATTGAAAGCGAAGAAATCTATGACGATGAAGAAATGGACGACGAAGAGTCAGTAGATGATGCTGCTGAGGAAATCGCTATGGACCTGGACATGGCCATGGATGCAGAAGAAGGTGAAGGCGACGAAGCCGACGCTGAAGAAGCTCTAGCAAACGTTGAAGATGCAATTGCAGAATTACGTGCAGCATTTGCTGACATGATGGGCGATGATGACGGTGAAGAAGCAGAAGAAGCTGAAGAAGCTGAAGAAGCAGTTGCTTTTGAGTCAGAAGAAGTAGAAGAAGAAGTAGAAGCAGTTGATGAAGGTGCAAAACTTTCAGCAGTTAATGTTTCTCATCCAGACGGTTCTGACAACAGCAAGTCACCTGTTAACGATGCTGGCAACGACATGGGTAAACCACATCCAACAGACACAGCTGAAGAATCAAGTGCAAAAGCACCTGCAGCTAAAGACATGGGTGTAACAGGTCCACAAGAAGCAGGCGGATTATCTGCTGCTCCGGCACCAAAGAGAGAGATGAAGTAATATGTTATCTTTAAAAGAACACCTTACATTTAGTCAAGCAAATATCGTTACTGAAGCAATCGACGAAGGTAACGGTAAGAGCCTGTATATGAAAGGTATTTTTATTGAAGGTGATGTACGCAATCAAAACAATCGTGTTTATCCTGCACAAGAAATTCATAGTGCTGTTAAAGCAATTAATGAAAAAATTAAAAAAGGATATTCAGTATTAGGCGAAGCTGATCACCCAGATGATCTTAATATCAATTTAGATCGTGTAAGTCACATGATTACTGAAATGGATATTGATGGTCCTAACGGTATTGGTAAGCTAAAAATTCTACCAACTCCAATGGGTAATATTTGTAAAACTTTATTGGAAAGTGGAGTAAAATTAGGCGTATCTAGTAGAGGCAGTGGCAACGTCAATGAAGACGGTAAAGTCAAAGACTTTGAAATTATAACCGTTGACATTGTTGCTAATCCAAGTGCTCCAGATGCTTACCCCGATCCAATCTATGAAAGAATTATGAATCATAGACGTGGTAATGTATTAATGGATGTTGCCGATGCAGCAAGATACGACAACAGAGCACAACGTTATCTCCAAGAAGAGGTAACAAACTTTATAAACAACCTAAAGTATAGGAGAGATTAATATGGCTCATACATTAGATGAACTATTAAGCTCAGGTACGCTCTCCGAAGACGTAAGATCTTCAATCAGTGAAGCATGGGAAACCAAAATCACTGAAGCTAGAGAAGAAATTGCTACAGAACTACGTGAAGAATTTGCGGAACGTTATGAAAATGACAAAGCGCAGATCGTAGAAGCAATGGATACAATGATTGGTGATGTTATTGCAAAAGAACTTGAAGAGTTCCAAGCAGACAAAGCTAGTCTAGCTGAAGATCGTGTTGCATATCGTAAACACATGAAAGAACACGCAGGTGTACTTGATGAGTTTGTGATGGAGACACTTCGCAAAGAAATTAACGAACTTCGCGAAGATCGTGTTGCTCAAGATAAGAATATGGCCCAATTAGAAGGCTTTGTTCTAGAGCAACTTACTAAAGAGCTCAACGAGTTTCATGAAGACAAACGCTCACTAGTTGAAGCAAAAGTCAAAATGATCAAAGAAGGCAAAGCGGCAATCGAAGAGACTAAACAAAAATTTGTTAAGAATGCAGCAGAGAAAGTTAATTCTGTATTAGAAAATGCTATTAAGTCTGAATTAACTACACTACGTGAAGACATCCAAGTTGCAAAAGAAAATACTTTTGGACGTAAGATTTTTGAAACATTTGCTGCTGAGTTTATGAGCAGCTACCTCAATGAAGGTACTGAAGTTGCAAAACTAAACAAGCAAATCAAAGAAATTAGTTCTAAACTCGACGAAGCAAACCAAACTGTTGCAGAGAAAGACGTTCAGCTTGCTGAATCAGCACGTAAAGCACGTATTGAAGCAGATAAAGCAGAACGTAAAAACATCATGAATGAAATGATGTCGCCACTTTCAAAACAACAACGAGAAATTATGAATGCATTACTTGAAAGCGTAACAACTGACAAGTTACAAAGTGCATTTAACAAGTATCTACCATCTGTGTTGAAGGAAGATGCTAAAAAACCAGAAAAGAAGGTGCTAAGTGAAAATTCGAAAGAAATCACTGGAAATAAGCAGGCAGTATCAGAAGGTACACAGTCAGCTGAAATTATTAACCTTCGTAAACTAGCCGGTATTAATTAATAGGAGACCGAAAAATGGCAGACGCATTATTTGAAAATTGGTCAGCTACCAAAGACGCACTAACAGACGGTCTAACTGGAACAAAAAAGGCAGTAATGGAAACTACACTTGAAAACACTAAAAAGTACCTTTCAGAGGCAACTGCTGGTGCAACTCAAGCGGGTAACATTGCTACACTAAACAAAGTTATTCTTCCAGTGATTCGTCGTGTTATGCCAACTGTTATTGCCAACGAGATCGTTGGTGTTCAGCCTATGACAGGCCCAGTTGGTCAAATTCACACACTACGTGTTCGCTACGCTGAAACATTTGACTCAGCAACAGCAGGCGATGAGGCACTAAGCCCATTCGCAATTGCAACAGGTTACTCCGGTAACGCATCAACTAACGCAGGCGAAAGCACAGCAGCACTTGAAGGACTTGCAGGTAAGAAACTTTCTATCCAAGTTCTAAAGCAAACTGTTGAAGCAAAATCACGTAAGCTATCAGCACGTTGGACATTTGAAGCAGCGCAAGACGCACAGTCTATGCACGGTCTAGACGTTGAAGCAGAAATCATGCAAGCACTTGCACAAGAGATTACTGCTGAAATCGATCAAGAGATCATTGCTTCTCTAACAAGTCTAGCAGGCACAGCAGCTGACACATACGCACAAGGTAGCGTAAGTGGTACAGCTACTTTCGTTGGTGACGAACATGCAGCTCTTGCAGTTCTAATCAACAAAAATGCGAACACAATCGCAGCACGTACACGTAGAGGCGCAGGTAACTGGGCAGTTGTTAGCCCAACAGTACTAACAGTACTACAATCTGCAACAACTTCAGCATTCGCAAGAACAACTGAAGGTCCATTTGAAGCACCAACAAACACAAAATTCGTTGGTACACTAAATGGTACAATGCGTGTATACGTAAACCAGTACGCAGCTAACGATGACGTACTAGTTGGATACAAAGGTGCAACAGAAACAGACGCAGCAGCGTTCTATTGCCCATATATCCCACTAATGAGCTCAGGTACAGTACTTGATCCACAAACATTCGAGCCAGTAGTAAGCTTCATGACTCGTTATGGTTATGTGGAACTAAGCAACCAAGCATCATCGCTTGGTAATGCTGGTGACTACCTAAGCAAAATTGCTGTTACAACTAACCAGCTTTCATTCCAGTAATTTTTTACTAGA